CTCAACCTTTCTACAACTTTTAATCGTGTAAACTTGATTGATGCCCACTGGGCTTTAATCATATTAATTAAAAATAACCTAAAATAATTCACCTGGGCCTGCCGCCGTCTCAAACATATCAAAAGGTATCTTCGATATGTCCTGATAGACTGGGTCCACTAAATTCTTCCTCACTAGAGTATCCCAAGTGGGAAACCCTGAAACTAACTCCTCCACCGACAATCCTACCTGTCTTATCCTTTTCAAATCATCATGGCCTATTCTTGATTGCATCACCGCATCTAGATTATCCAAATCCACCTCTTGTATAAGTTCTGTGTAAAAGGTGTATAATCTATCATACGCATCTCTATTCGATGCGTACGTACCATAGGCATGACCAAGCACCGAGAGCATTGTATCTATTGCATCTCGCGGCCGCGTTTCACGCCCCCAGACCGCTCGAATCAAAAACTCTCTTGATTCTCTAAATGGTAAAAACTCTGGCTGACCAGGTGACGTTTCTGGGTTCAAAACTGCTTGGTGTTTTAAAAACGTCGCCCCCATCTCAATCAGCCAGCCTGCTTTAACAATCGAACAAAATGGTATTCCATCCTTCAAATCTCGAATGAGAACACCGAAATGTCGCTCCATAAAATCGGCAAATGCTTTTCCTGAGAAGTATACGGCTCCCAATCCCTCTCCCTTCTGATAGAGATGATCGTCACCGTACACTATTAGCCGAATAATCGTCAAAAGCTCCTCTTCTAATTGTTCTTGATCACACTCCGGGGCCATATGAGTCTGATAAGTACAGAACAAACAAAAATACAGTGCCATTATCCATGAGTCCATATGACTCGTATTAAATGCACCTGAGGGCACACCTCCGTGGACTATTCCCCAAACATCTCCAAATAATCTAGTTATACGATTCAACATATTCTTCAAGAGAAACTTTGTTATCATCTCAAATATTGGGAAATCCTCAGAGTTGGGATCCATGTGTATATTCATTGTAGAGAAGTAAAGATCTATAAAAAAATCACGAACAGACTGATCAAACATCTTCCCATCTCCTTCTACTATACTCTTGACGAAAGCTTTCGCCTTCGAAACCCCTAAACAGCGAGCTATGGAATCCATCCCTCCTTTTGACAAGGGACGACCTACTTGAATTACATGTCCTCGCTCCTTCATATGACGTAGCTGTGACACTAAGCGCTCCAGCAAAATGTATATACCTGAGGGAATACAAAAAACTCGAACCTTACTACAAAATTTCAACCAATCTTCATCATTCATTTGCTTAAAAAAATCAAAGAAATTTTCATTCTTCAAAGGATCTTACAAATGCAAGAACTGTGAAAAAGATGTTTGTAGAACATGTAGCAAAGGAAATTTTGTCTCTGCAATTCTTGGACTTACAAAAGTTAGAATCTGTAAACCTTGTCTTCCAAAATTGAAAGAACAAATTGAATTGAAATTGAAAGAAAAACCTGAACTTAAATTGGAAGCAGAAAAAGAGTTGAAAGGAATTGATTTGATGATAAATGGAAAATTTGAAGGAACAAGCTCATCATCTTCTTCAAGTGATGATGAAAA